CCTGATTGCATCTGGTACATGCGGGGACGACATTCGTATTGACATCTTCGCCCCCAAGAGAACGAGGATGTACATGGTCCAGAGTAAGTTCGTGTAATTCATAAGTTTCTCCACAATAAACACATGTGCAGCCAAAGTGTAATTTAATACTGCGCCTCCAAAGGCGCTTAGCTTCAGAGGATGTCATGGTTATTAAGTTGTATAGGTAGTGATCAGGAGTTGGAAGTAATGGGGTCATGCTTTACGTTGTTTACCGACACGTGCGCGATTTTTAGAGGCAATTTCAAGAGTAGTAGATCCATCCCGTTTATGGGATACATCTCTACCATCTCCATTACCGTAAGTACCACGGCGTCGGTTTTCTCTATTTAAAGCAGCCCTTTTTTTAATTTGTAACCTTTGTCCATCATATTCTCTTTGGTATGATTTATAGTTACCGTTAGCAAATTTAGGACCACTATAATTAGATGTGCGAGCCATATAACCTCCGTTGGACTAATTCTGGGTCAACAGTTGGCATAATGTTAGCCAATTTATCAAGTGAGTTTCCATCAAAGGCAACTCCACTAATGTCATTCTTTGCTAGCCAATCACAAGCTGCCTTAAGATCTTGTGTAGTTGCCTCACCGGATTTAACACGGTTTAGAAACTCATTAGTAACTAGATTGTGTAGCTCATTAAACTGTTCTTCACTCGCTTTCTTTTTTGACATCAGTTTTCTTGGCTTTAGTTTTTTTTACTACGGGTGCTTCAATTGCATACCATGTTTCACCTGGTTCATGTACAAGGTGTGATTCTGCACGTACTGCTTGTTCAGCAGTTTCAAACGTCCCAATTATTTTTTTGGTACGAAGATCAACAATTTTGTAAGTCATTTTTTAATTTCTAAGAACAATTTGATCTAGTTTGTTTTCAATACGCACCATATGATCTTCCATACGTTGAACCATTGTTGATAGGTCAGCTTTAGATACATAGTCCTGAGCCACGCTAAGTTCAATAGCGTCGATACGTCTGTCAAGACCACTAATGCGATCATGTACATTATTTATTCTGTTGTGTAATCTGTTATTAAGTGCAGCACCTCCAGCGACTATTGCTATTGCTACACTAACAAGTGCTTCCATTATTCAAGTGAAACGATAGGTACGATGTCGTGGCAAAGCATTTCAACACGACTGCCAGGTCTAAAAGTAAACCCAGATTTCATAATTTCTGTACATTTAAGTGCACGAACAAGTTCGTAATCAAGACGCATCTTTTGTTCGTGTTTTCTGGCGATAGCTTTACAGGTTTCGATCATGCCACCATCTAGTGGAACAGAAAAATTTAACTGTACGCCGAAGTTATTGCTTCGTACATACCCAGTGTGATCGTGTGGAATAGTATCGTTGCCCATATAAAAGGGCGAAAATTGCATGGTTGTTCCATTACAACTACTGTTTGCTGCAAAGTATTGCCGAGACGGTGCTCCATTGTTCTGGAATTGCACAGCTTGGTTAGTCACATTGCCCGTTGCAGCGGCAACCGGGTTAGATGTATTTTGAACCTTTGGATCTTCGTTATTAGCAAACGCTGGGTTTACTGTGAAAAGATTGATAAGGATGTAGTAGTAGACTGCTGATCGATAGTTTCTTCGATCTCGGTTGTAGAAATTACTCCCGCTGCTCGGGTTACGACTTCTAGTTGAAATGGATCGCCTGCAGTATGTACTGAAAAGGTTGTGGATGAATTTGTAATATCTCCACTTGGTGTAACGTTTGTTCCAGACCATGATGAATAAGCACCACCAAGGGTTTCGGTTTCAATTGTTCTTTCAATATCAATCGTGGTGGTAGTAGTCGATTGCATTGAGCCCTGAGTAAAGTTAGGTGTAACTTGTGCTGATACTGGACTAGCTAAAAACAATAAAAGTAGTAATCGTTTCATTCTTCTTTCTTTTTAGGATCAGGAGATTTGTTATTAGATTTACTATTGGATGTAGTTAAACCAAAAGTAGCAAGTGCACCAGTAAAAACAGAAGCAACAAATGTTATATCACCACCACTCTGACCTTTTTTGATCATTGGTAGTTCAACATAGTTAAGAGTGATAATAAAACCACTCCAAATAACAACACCTAAGCGGACGAAAGTTCCAAGGATTTGTAATTCATCTTCTGTATTTTCTTTTACTTTGGCTAAGAAGTTTCTAGAGTTTTCGGTGGGTTCTTCTTTTTTGTTATTTTGTTCCATACTTGCTTAATTATGGGTTTCATAATCATCACTAAATATTTGAATAGTGATGTCGCAGCAAGGGTAGCACCTACAGAGATGAATGCTGTAGTCGCTGCAGTTGTCATGATCGTAGTAGTTGGCATTGGAACTTCAATGTCCGTAAATGGAACCTGTACGATCTGAGCTTCCGGTGGAGTTATTTGTGGTGTGTGTTTAGGTGATTTAGTTTTAGTAGCTTCAGCTTCTGAAGAATCATCAGGGTCGGTACCCTCAATACCTGGAGGTGGTCTTAATGTATTTGGAGGTACCACTAATGGCTTATAAGACGGCACATCAGCTCTTGGCACCTCAAGTATTGGTATGGGTAGAAAAGGAGCCTCAGGAAGGCTTAAAGAGGGTAGTTGTGGGGGATTAACCCACTCCATTACTCATCTCCAAACAAACCGCGTTCGATAAAATCGACAGCTTGATCATCTACTGTGTTGTCTGTTGTAGAAGCCAACTTACGTAGTAGGTCAACAATTAATCGTTTGACATTTGGAGAGTGGATAAATGAGAATAGAATTGGACGGATAAGGGTTAGCATAATTAAATAGGTGTAGGCCATGCCGTAGCAATGGCAGGGTTAGTTACGTCGTTACCATCAGAATCTTTGACGGTAGGTTGACCAAATAGAAGTTCTTTTAGAGCAGGTACATCAGCGGCATTGCTAATCTCTGTCTGACGTGTATTACAGGAAGTCCTTATAGAAGCTCGGTAAGTTTTCCAAGCAGATGGGATGTTAGTTCCAGTCTCTTTAGCTTTAATAACACGCCAGTCACTAGAAGTTAGGAGTGAAGCTGCAATGTCACTTTGAGTATCAGACCACTGTGTTTTTAATTCGTTAAGATCTTTAGGTGTTGTTGTATTCCAGTAGAAACGTTCGTCATATGTGTCTGGATCAGCAACTTCACTAATACCAATAGCTTTCTTTTCGTCCAGTGAAGTCAACCTCAGCCAATTCGCTGGATATTGGATATCATTATGTGTAAATGCCTGGTCATACGACAGGGGCTTTTCATTTAAAATAAGCATAGTTAATTAGTTAGCGAGCGCGTGCAGTTTTAAAGGGATGTTCGGCTACGGCATAATATACATAAGTAACACCGTTTGAGTTGAACCTGGCATTGCTATTTCTTAGCTTAAATCCATTTGAAAGAATGTCAGTATTGTATGCACTGTTGGTAAATTCTTGCTGATTTGTATTAGCCTTGATAAGAAAATTACTTACATTAAACGTTGCGCGTGCTGTATCCAAGATAACCCAATCTTCGCCAGAAATACTAGATGCTCTTAGCAATATAAATGCAGGACGAAAATTTGTATTTACAAAAACACCGTCTCCTGAACCATTTCCTACATATGAACCAACGGTGGAATACCCAGGAATTGATGATATGCAATAGGCCAAAAAAGTATTATTTACGTTATTTGCACCTGACGTAAAAACAGTAGATGTTGGAGCTGTGTCGTTCCAATAGTTAGCGCTAGTAGCTGCTGCATCTTGACCATCTAATTGTAGTGCTTTAGTCCAGCCAAGACTTTGATGACCAACAGTCCAACCAACGGATCCTGTACGTCCTTTTAGAATTATTAGTTCTGCCGCAGCGTTTAATCCCGTACCGATCGTGGCAGTCCCAGAACTTTGACCAGTCCAGGTAACAATCGAGATTCCAGCGTTTGTGTTTGCTCTAACTTGTGACGCAATGCTGCCATTGTTGTTAGTTACCGTCGATGTCCCAGCGTTCCAATTCCAACTAATATAAGCCTCGCTGTTGGTGTTGTACTCAACATCAGCGCCTAGGCTGAACCCATCTGACGTAAACGCAGTAAGTCCATCTGCATTCGTGTCCTCAGCATCAGTAGAATTACTTTCTAATTCTTTAGTTACGCCACGCACGATATCTACCAACTTATGGTTATCAGCTTCTGCTCTGTTTTTAAGCCAGGTCCAGGATGGTGAAAACTCTAGTCCCGAAATGCTTTGCGTTCCACCGTTTCCATCATATGTTTTAGCTGCAAACTGCTTACTGCCTTCTGCAATAGTTGGATCAGGTAAATTATTTGTGCATACGGCTTTGTGTCCACTATTTGGTGTGCCACTAAATGGTCTCTGTCCAAAATTGTATGAACCTGCAGCGCTTGTAAAATTGGCTGCTGTTCCATCCCAGTTATAACCAGTCGTTCCAATTTCGTAATACCACTGACCAGATCCTGGAATAATTGTTGGCAGATCACTGCTGCCACTCGCATCTAGATTCCCATTCGTTAACGTAGAATGACCAGCGTGCAATGGGTTTAACGTAGCAAAATTGTTTGAAGGAGAGTCAGTTAAACTGTCGTTACCTACTCCAGCGGCAACACTTAAATTGTTAGGCGTCCAGTTGTTACTATTTCCGGAAGTATCTTCTCCTAATGTTGTTGCAGTTGCAGCACTATTATCTGCAAACTGCAGTCTAAAACCATTTGTTCCGAATGTTAAATCGGCTGTATCTTTAGCAACCCAATTTCCGTTTGAATCAAATTCTCCAAATGACGAAGAGCTAAGTGCGGTGCCATCAACAAAGTTGATTTCCGCCATATACCCGTCAAAATATAGATCATTTGCCGAGGAGTTACCAATAAACTGAGCAATGTTGTTATTTATTTTGCCGTCATAGTTTTGTGATGGATAGCTTGTCGTAGCAAGTGATGTAACTTGACTACCGTTAACGTATATTTTGACTCTGTTTGAGTCTGTAGCCTGTGTAGTGTCTAGAGCTACAACTAGGTGATACCAAGCTGTATCACGAAATACTTGAGTTGTCTTAATAGTACCATCACTACCATCATCAAAACTAACAGTTATTTCTTCATCATTATGAATTTGAATGCGGTCTCGATCCGTACCACCTCCTGCGCCAAAAATAGTCCTGTAATTTTCATCAATCTTTCCACGTTTAAACCAACAACTGAACGTCCACGTCTTTCTGTTAGACGCTGAGCTAGGAGTACGGCTAAGAAATGCAGAATCAGCACTATTTAGTCTAATTGAACGCTCACTTTCGTCAGCACCGCCTTGTCCAGCGGCACCAGCTAAAATATTATTAGATACTACACTCATGAATAAGCAAGCGTAGCGACTGCGTGGATAGAACCAGTGGTACGAACTACATAGTCCACACGATCAACAGCCGCTGCTGTAGTCGTAAGAGTTGGTGCACTTCCGCCAGCAAAGTCCCAGTAAGAACCCCATGCTGCAGTACGTGAACCTGTTCCATCCTGGACAAGAAAGATGGAACCAGATTGACCAGCAGTAAGGTTGGTAGGGTTAGCAATTGTACGATTGCCACCGAGGGTTAAAACGTAGTTATTAGATACTGCAAAATCAGGAGTTACCGTAGCGCCATCAGTCAATGTAGTGATGGTGCCACGTTGTGCAGCGGTATAAGTTTGAGCTACATCAGTTTTTGCAGTATCAGGATCAATAGCAGCTGTTACAAACGCAGTAGTGGCAAGTTGCGTAGTGTTGGTACCAGCAGAAGCAGTAGGTGCAGCAGGTGTACCAGTAAATGTAGGGCCAGCTAAATTAGCTTTACCACTAATAGCAGTAACTACAAAAGCTGTAGTAGCTATTTGAGTGGTATTAGTACTGCTAGAGGCTGTAGGAGCTGCAGGTACACCAGTAAATGTAGGACCAGCTAAATTAGCTTTACCACTAATATCAGTTTGATTTACCCAACTTAATACTCCACTTCCATTAGTACTTAAAACTTGATTTGAAGTACCATCGTCATTAGGTAGTGTTAGCGTATAATTAGCTGCTGCACTATGTGGTGGTCCTTTAATTTTAACACCGTGATCATTATTCTCACAGTTAAGAGTAATTTGACCAGAACCATTTGTTGCATCACCAGTTACTACTGGGATGTTTTTTGTTAAATAACGAGTCTCAGAATCATTAGCAAAATAATTCATGAACACCCAGTTGGAAGCTGAGCTGTCGTACCTAAGACGCACAGTTAGTCCACTAGCACCTATAAAACCACTAGGAAGACCACTTAGTCCACTAAGTGATTGAATACCTGTACTATCTCCAATTTCAATGTAGTCATTATTAGAAGGACTACCAGGAATAGCTGCTACGTTAGCAATCAATGTAAATATTACAGCCTGAGACACAGCAGCTGCAGCAGAGTTAGCTACACTGCTAGCAGAATTAGCTGTATTAGTAGCTGTAGTAGCTGCTGAAGAAGCTGCATTAGCAGTAGTAACAGCAGAGTTAGCAGTAGTAACTGCAGAATTAGCAGTGGTAACAGCAGAATTAGCAGTGGTAACAGCTGTACCTGCTGTAGTATTAGCTGTACCTGCTGTAGTATTAGCCGTGTTTGCAGTTGTTACCGCACTATTAGCTGTAGTAGTAGCCGTTTCAGCTTCATTACTAGACTCTTGTGTAACGTATAAATTTTGAGTAAAATTATTGTTTAAATCCTCAGCTTTAATAGCGGAACCTGAGAAAAAAGTAGAACTAAGGGTATCAATAGTCGTATCACGAAAGATACGAATTGCGACACCATTACCGGGTGCTGTAGTAAACGCTAAAGTTGTAGCGTTAGCAAATGTAAATGCAGTTGTAGCAACTGTGTTAAGTGTTACCTTAACATCAGCTTGTTTTAAATATTCAAATGTAAATGAATAGTTCGTTGTGGAACCATTTCCTGTATATGTAGTTTGTGTAATTGCCATTAGTAACGATGACTTGGTATAATGCCCATTTCAGCTTTTTCATTATTAAGCTTTTTAAGCATAATGCGATGTTGAATCTCGTCTTGCATAACAAAATCTAATTCAGAAAACGCTAAATCTTCTGCACTTTTTTGAGCTTGAGATAGCATAATATGAATTTGATCGTACTTGCCGATTGGAGTAGTTTTAGAATCTATACCATTTCTACGTGCTTCTTGTAGTTCTTTAATAGTATTACGTGCTTCAGCAGTCCGCATAATATTTGAAATATCTTGTCTAAATGCACCTCTTTCACCCATAAGAGCATTCAGTTTAGCACGTTCAGGAGCTGTTAATTCAACACCATTACGTGTTCTAAACGCAGATGATACATCATATTCAATGTCATATAAAAATTTTTCTTCTTTAGACATTGCAGGGTGTATTTTAAGTGGTGAATAAGTATTAAAAATACGTTGAAACATGTTATATTTATTTGGTGCTTTTCCACTAATAGGATTAATAATAGTAGGTAGTCTATTTGTATTATCAATTAAACCAATCATTTGGTTACGATTAGCTAATTGTTCAATAATATCATTATTAACCTCTTTTAAACCACCATCCAGAATACGGCCAAACTCATTACGCATACCAGCAAGAGGACCAAGTGAGTTAATTTGACTTGCAGCAAAACGATTCATTGCAAATTTATTACCACTAAAAAGTTCTACAAGAGGACGTATAGCAGATATACCAGCTTGATCAGTTAAACCAGCAGCTAAAACAAAGCTTAATTTTTCAAATGAATTTTCAACAAAACTTTCACCAAGCATGTCAAAATTTTCAGCAATGTTAGCAATAGTTGCAACCCAATTACTTAAACCAGGACCGAGTAATTCATTATATTCAACACGTTTACCATCTGAAAGTACAAATGACCGTTCTTTAAAATTACTATTCTTTTGACGTGCACGATTAAGTTGACGATCAAACGAACCATCACCAGTTACGCTATAAAGACCATCACCAAAGAACCTATCCTTTAGAACTGAAGTAAGTACGGTTCCAGTTATAAAAGTACCGATAGCTTTTCTACCAAGTGTTTTATTCTTTAAATCAATAAGAGTATTTAATTTAGCAGTCTCATCCATCTGACTAATTTTATGTCCCCTACTAGAAAGAATGTTTTCTACTAGTTCTGGGTTTTCCATAAATGTTCCAACAGAAGTATATGCTAAATCATTTAAATCTCTTTGAAATGAAGTGAACGGTGCTGGTAAATAATCATCAGCAACTCTTACCATATTTACCATGGTTGTAGGAAAAGTTAGGAATGGTGTTAAACCTGGTAAATGTCGTAAAAGACCATCTAATGCTTTATTTAAACCTGTGTCTAAGTTAAGAGCAATATCTGAATTATTGTATTTTACAGCTTGATCAACAACAATACCATTATTATCAAACATACTGTTGTATTCAACATCAGCTAATTCTTTAACCCTAGCTGGTGTTACAGCTTCTCCTAAACGATCTAACTCATCCATAGCACGGAAACGTGCTTGTGCATTAGCTAGGGTAGCACCAGTCCAACCATCAAAACCTGTAAACAAATTAGGTACTAGTCTAAATACAGGATCAGCAGCCATAGCTTGCATTTCCTCATATTGTTTGACTAAGAATTTAAAACCACTGTTACCACGAATTGCTTCTTGTTCAGCAATATAACGATATTGATTTAGTTTTTCCTCTTGTTTAATAACAAGATCAAGACGTGTTTGACCTTTTACTGAATTAGGATTCTGTGATGCTTTCATAAACATCTTACCAGCATATGGTAATGCTTTTTTTTGTGTATCAATAATAGAGCTATAAGCCATATAACCACGTTGCAATGATTTAAGATCGGCACGTAGAATTGCTCCACCAAAATAAGCAACAGGTTCTGCAATTAGTCCACTAAAGTTACCATACAAAGCTTTGGCTGCGGTAGAACCAGAAGACAACAATGAGTTATAGTAATTAGATCTTACAGCTTGAGCAAGAATATTAGGAGCTTCAGGATTTTTATCAATAAGAGGTCTCCACCTTACAAAGCTATTAAGAATATCTTCATTCATTTTAGCAATAGTATTAATTTTACCATCACTAAGTTCATACAGTTCAAGGAATGAGTCTAGAATTTCAGGACGGTTT